ACTTAGAAAAGCGATTACAGTCAGAAGACAGAGCACACAGAATCGGCCAAAAAAAATCGGTAACTTATGTCGATTTAATGGCGGACGATACAGTGGATGAAAAAATCGTGCAAGCTCTACGCAAAAAAATAGATATAGCATCAGAAGTTTTAGGAGAAGAATTAAAGTCATGGATTTAATAGGATATATACGCGAGGCGCGCTAAATTTTATTGTTGTTATTTAAGTTTAATGTGCATTCTATGCTTTTGTCCTCTACCCAGGTTACCAAAACATCTCTGTCTTTACCAGAGTTATTATTCATGTAATGTTCAAAACAATTGTTAGGTAGAAAGCAGGTTATTTTACCTTTTTCTGATTTTATTTTTTTATTTTGTCTTGGAAAGACTAACTCAGCATCTTCATTGTCTGTTAAATGAACTACTAATGATAATAATCTAGGATTAATTTTTCCGTTGTTTCTAGAAAATATCTCATCTGCATGATTGTAAAGTTTATCTCCAGCTTTGTATCTATGAAAAGCAAAACCAGTGTCAGCTACAGGTATATTACTTAAATTATAAGCTAGCATTATTTTGTTAAAATAATAATGCATGACTCTTTCTGAAACTAATTTCCACAAGTCTTTTATTTCTGGATGTTCTGGAAATTGTACAGTGTTTCCCTCTCTGTTTAATTCAGAATTCATTTTGTTTTTTTGAATTAACGCACCACATCTAGATGAGAATTCATTACACTCTGCGTCTGTAAAACATTTTTGTATTTCTAAAAACATTATATTTTTTTATACCAAGTAGCTACTGTATACCTTACATTATTTTTAACTTCTCTCACACCATGTTTATGATAAGTGCCATCAAAAAGTAAAAGCCTACCTTTTTTAGGTTTAAAAATAGTGCCATCCTCATAGTTTGTTTGACCACCTTCATAGTCATCATTTAAATAGAGTATAGATGACAAAGTAATGTTTGGTTGAGATTGGTCATGATGATGTAATTGAAAAGCACCTACAGGCCACTTAACAATTTGCATCCAATTTATTTGGTTATCTCCAAATAATTTTGCTGTTGCATTTAATCGATTAACAAGATCTGGAAATTTATGATAGCCTTCTTTAAATTTTAACGGATATATCATGCCATGTTTAACAGATAATCTTTCTTCATTTTCTTTATAGTATTTTATTAAACTATCGCACTCTTCGTGAGATAGATAATCATCTAACATTATAGTTATCACAGTATATCTTTAGCTTTACCTATTATTGGTTTATATTTAGTTTTACCATCTTCCCTAAACGCATGCAAGAATTGTTTTCGTGGTGTGCTTTCTGTAACGCTGCAATGTATCCATCCCGAATTGGGTTCGCCAGGAGTATAAAACTCGAGGATCAATTGATCCCATTCTAACTCTCTATGTATCCAATCTGCAAGTTCTGCATTGTCCACTCCTACTACTTCGAAATCAGCCGCTTCCGCACGCGCGTGCTGCGAATTTGGTGAGCTATTTATTTTTTGGCACAAAATTGGACTACGGAATCCGCTAGTCACCTTGACCCTGCCAAAATGATCACGTACTGGTTGTAAAATTTTTTCACAAAGTATTTTTAATTTTTCTATTTGATCAGCATTAGGATTATTATCAATCCCATGCCTGATTGCTGTGTCTGATTTAGTCAGCTCTTGAAGAGTAAAATTTCGTGTAAGTTCCATTTTTATGCGATGTCTGTAAGTAAAATTAATAGTACGGCTCCCATACCGCCAACAATCCAATATTCTAATCTTTTAATTCGATCTTGCATTTCTTTTATTTGTTCAAACGTTTGCTTTTGCATTATCCTGCAAAGCTTTTCATGTGATTCTATTTTTTGTAATGCTGATTTTCTTGTCATTATGTTCTACCTGCTATTACCTTTTCCGTTGGAGATAGTAATGCTTCTTCGTTAGGTGTCAAGTTTGTAATTACATTTTTTTGTGGTGTATTAGCTGTTAAATTATTAGGCATTGGTTGGGTGTCTAAAGGTGGTGCTTCTAATTTAGACATTTCTTTATTAACTTGTGTTGTAAAATCTTCTAAGTTTAAAATGTAATCGGTATTTAAAAATTGAGCTTTACCTAATATCTTTTCCATAATTGCAAGTATTTTACTATTACCATCTAATGGATTTGGTAAACCTTTTTCTCTTGCATCTTCCAATGCTTTTTCATGAGCCCATTTCATGTCAGAACTAAATGGTACAAATTTATTCTTCATCATTTGTACATACAAATTACCTTTACCTCTATCATAAAATTCTTTATATATTTTTTTAGGATTTGCTCCTAATATAATTGCAGCATCTACTTGTCTTCTAAGTTTACTTAGTGAATCTAATCTTTTTTTATTTGCTTTCCAATACTGTTCAATTACAAAATTTCTGTCTGTAACAGGATCTCCAGTAAACATATTTTCTGTAATTAAAAGTCTTTGATTTCTTTCTGCCTCTACAAAGTCAGCAACAGAAAAGTTAATTACATTTAATGGTCTTATTTCTACAGGTCTTGCTCCAAAAAAACCTAACAATTCGTTAGGTATATCGTACTCTTGTCCGTTAATAGTTTTATCATTAACCGCTGCATACAATCTTTTTATTTGTGGATATGATAACGGTGATGCAGTGTAAGCAAAATGAGTCATGCCTTTTATATATTTATCAATTACATCATCTTCAGGATTCCATACTTTATTACCATCTCTGTCAACACCACCTCTAATAAATAGATCGGCTATTAGTCCATAGTAAATAGATTCTCCAAAAAATGGTTCTATTAATCTATCAAAACCTTTTAACATTCCATCCATCATTGCAGGGATTAATGGCTCAGTATCTTGTATATCTGCTTGTGATATAACTTGTTGCACAGGGTTAAGTACAGTGTCATAAAAAAATGCTCCACTAAAGTCTATGTATTTATAATTTCCTTCTTTATCTCTAACTGGAATTAGTGTTGATCCTGTAGACCAAGGTGCAACCATCTCTCTTATTGCTTGTAATTGATCTCTTGTTATTCCATACAATCCTCTTACACCTTCAACCAACATTGGTGGAATAACAGCATAAGCTGTACCTAATCCAATTAATCTTTCATAACCAATTCTTGCAGTTACTGGATTCTTAATTTCTGCTAATCCGTTTCTAACTATATGACCTGTTGTTCTCATAATTTCTGCAGGCCATGATACGAAATTACCTAGTGGTGATCTTCTTGTGCCTTTTACAAAATCAGATACATAAGCGTAGTTAGGTAATGTATTTCTAATAGTTTGTGCAGATTTTTTCATTATATCTAACTGACTAGGTATGTCGGCATTAGTATATGGTCTATTAGTTAATGGGTTTTTTAATTTTTTCTTAATTGCATTAGACCATGCTCTATTAAGTTTATAATTTTCACCAAAAAAATTAAACATTTTCCAAAAATCATCTTCAGCAATGTACATGTCTTGAGCCCAGTCTACTGTGCCTGTAAGTTTTTTCATTTTGTTACCAAATACTTTGAAAGCTCTATCAAAAAAATCTCCACCTTTTTGTATATCAGTAACAAGACCCATTACTTCTCTATATGTAGCACTAGAGTTAACCATTCCTTCATCTAAAAAGAAACGATACATATTTTGATCTGCATCTGCATTTAAGTATTTAGGGTTTTTAGTTATTCGGTACATAGTTTGAGGTTGTAAAGCCTTAAAAGCTTGACTCATTGCACCAGCTATTTCTGCAGGTGGTATAAATATATTACCTGTTGCTATCGTAGTGACAGCTCCCGATGTAAAATTTCTACCGTGAGTAAAAGGACCTAACACTGTTTTACCAAATTGAGTTAAACCTTTTGGTATTAAAAACATATATCTGTATGCTAAACTTTTTGTAATACCACTCAAAGGAAGTTTGTCACCAAACGTTAACGCTTTAGTTATTACATCGTTGGTAAACATTCCATCTAATGGACTTGTGTAATATTCTTCTGCTAAGTTTGCACTTAGTTTTAAACCATTAGGTGAAGTTGTAACATTTTTTAATCCTGGTTGATTAGTAGCATTTTTAAATGCTTTAATTGCATCTAGTCTATTTGGATATACTAATGCACGTTTACCTTGAGAAAGTAATAAGTTTGATGCTTCTTTCATTGCATTGTAAAAATTATCTCTTGCTGCAATACCACCAAGATCTTCCATAGTATTTACAATAATTCTTTCTGCATTTTGATTAGCACCAAACAATTTTTTAAAAGCCTCTAAGTCTGATTTAGTTTGTATTAAACCACCTTTTTTATCTGGTTTAAATTTACCACCACCTGTAATATTTTCTGCAATGTTTTTTACATGTGTTGCTTTGTCAGCTCCTATACTTTGTACTGGATAAACAAACTCAGGAGTTTTAGTTATAGGGTTTTTAGATACATTATCAGCTATATCTAACACTGCTTCTCTTGCATTTGCTTTACTTAAATTAACACCGTTGCTCTTAGCATAACGTACAAATGTATCTGCTACAGCATCTACTGCTTCGTTTGTTGGTTTAAATCCTGAAACAGGACCCACACCTTTGTCAGTTAGTATTTTATATTCTGTTGACAGAAAATTTTTAAAACGATCATTCATTATTTCATTAAATTGTTTAGGAGCAACATTTAAATTACCACCTTGTAAAATAGAATTTTTAAATGTGTTCATAGTGTTTCTGTATTTAGTTAAGTTAGCTAATAAAACATCTATGTCTTTTTGTTTAGCACCTAATTTAGTTAATGATTTTGCAAATTCTTTTTCATTTTTAAAACCCGGAAAAACTATTTTACCTTTTTTAATTACATCATCAGATGATTTCATAAAATTAACTAACATGTCATTAATAATTCCAGGATTGTCTACAGCTTGCGCTGCGTTTCTTGTAGATTGAAAAATATTATTATAATCATAACTAATTCTTCTATTTAATTCTTGGGCCATGTTCCGTGCTACAGCCTGCTTTCCTTCTAGTCTTTGTACACCTTGAAAGATAGGTCTAGGTCTATCAGATCTTGCTCTAAATGGTTTCATTACATATTTATCAGCCCATTTTTCCACAGCTTTATTACTGAACGCAGCATCCCCACCATATTTAGATGCAAATTTACCAAACTTACCAATACCATAAAAGAAAGGAGCTATGGGAAAAGCCATTTCTCCACCTAACTTTAATCTGTTTTGTAATTTTCTAAGAGCATCATCAGTAGAGGTATCTTTTTTAACTCTGTCCAAAGAACTATAATGACCTGGTTCGAATAACCAATCACCCCATGTTCCAATGTCCTCTGTATCGGCAACTAAACCACCAGTCACTCCGCCGCCTACAGCTATCCCTGTCCACTGTCTTACTTTTTTACCAAAGTTTAGTTCCTTAACTTTGTCTGCAGTCTTTTTTAAATTTTTACTATTAGATGAAATGTACCTACCATTCTTTTTTGCATCTACTAATTTGTCTGCAATCTTTTTAGATTTTTTATATATCGTTGTAGGATCATCAATAAATTTAGCTAGAGGTTTACCAGCTGCTCGCCAGTTACCATAGAGATTAGTCATAAATTCTGCAATTCTACCTGCTCCTGTAGCCTTTGCTTTTTCTTCTGAATAATTTTGTAATTGACCAATAATAGTTGAGTCAAACCATGCATCTAATTTAGCAACATTTGTTTGATCTACTGGTACATCATCACCAATTGCATCCATTATTTCTGCAGTAAGTTGTGCCCAACCATATGGAATTTTAATAGCTCCTGATACAATTGCATTAGATACTGACTCACCTAAACTAACTTCATTGTTTTCTTCAGCTTGTTGTATAATACTTTGATCTTTAGCTTCAAGATAACCTTTACTACCTTTAGGTAATGTACTTATAAGCTCTTCGTTTTTAGTTTTTTCTTTCTCTTTTTCTTCAGCTTCTAAAAGTCTTTTACGAGCGTCGCCTGGTGTAGGCATATCAAATATATTAAGACCACCTAAAGCTTCGAAAAGCGGATCATCTAACTGGTCTCTAATAGTTTTTTTATCTTTTTCGGCCATAGCCTGACTCCTTAATCTGCGAAGTCGTTTATATCAACCACAGTAAATGTTTTTTTATCTGCTTCTAGTTTATAAAAGGCTCCGTCTGCAATGTTAAAATATATTTTGTTAGGTCTATAACCTACATTTGCTCCAATGTTATTTAGTATCATGTTTCCATCAGCATCTACATCAACATATACAGAGTCAATGTAAGTTGTTTGTGAATCAAATTGATCAATTAATGTTTTTGGATATTTACCATGAATAACTTTAGCTTCATGTTCCGCTAGTTTTCTAGCAGCAAGATTGTTTCCTTTAAAATTTACATCTTTTAAATTTTGATTAAATAATGTTTCTAAGGTTTCATTAAATATAGCTTCATCAGTTTTTAAACTTTCTTTACTCATTAAAGATTTTCTAATTAAAACATCATATGCTTCGTTAATATCTTTAAATGGTTGATTGGTAAAAGGATTAGTTGCACCTTTTTCTACCATGTATTTTGCTTCAGCAAATAATCTATTTTTATCGTCATCATTTATGCCTTTCATTAATGCAGCAACTGTTGATCTTTGATCTCCTTGAGCTTGCATGTCTATAAGATTTTCTTTTTGTTTCTGTTCTTGAAATTTAGCAAATGGATCTTTAGCAGCCATCGCTGCTGTTTGAAAAATGTTTCCTTGTGGAGGTATAGATGCTAAGTTTAAACCTAAACCAATCATAAAATCATTTGCTGCTGTACTAGGTTGTCTAACAGGTGCTGGTGCTAATTGATTTAACAAAGCTAAATCAGATTGCACTTGTCCTAATTTAGAAAAGTCGTTTTGTTGCACAAGATTATTTTCGTTAGTATTGTAACCTTGTCTTAATCCAGATGTAATACCACCTGAAGCCATACCACCTTTTCTAAACATTGGTCTTCTAAATATATTATTCATTAGATAGTTCTTGTTCTGTAAGGTCCCATAATATTACCGTATAGACCTCCTAATGTTGAACCTACACCCAGAGCTGTCTGCAACGGAGTTGGGTTTGGTACAACAGATGATTGATATTGTCCTGGTGCTCCAGATGCAATACTAGCTATTCCTTGACCTAGATAACCTAGTCTATCGTAAGGTTCAAATGCTTCTAGTCTTTGTTTTTCTCTTGTTGCATCAAGATTTGCTTGTGCCTGTGCTTGTTGGATCGCGCCCACTTGACCCAAAGTACTGATGTCACCTTTTTCTAATGTTGGAACTAATCCGGCTAAACCTTGTTGTTGAGTAAAAGCTTGGTTTGCTAATTGATTAGCTTGTGTAAATCCTTGTTGTAATAATCCTGATTGTAATAATGCTCTGTTTAAATCTGATTTGTTTTGATATTGTGATCTCATAACACCTTCTCTACCACCACCTAAATTTCCAGACTTAGCTGCTAGATCAGCTATACTTTGTATACCTTGAGCTGCTTGTGTGTCGTACTCAGCAAGTGTTGTATCAATTACATCTTGTTGATACGGAGACATAAAAGATTGATAACCTGTAGGTCCTGAATAAGCTCCTGCTTGTGTAATATAAGGAGCAAAAGATCCAACACCAGATCCAGCTAAAGTAGCTGCTTGAGTTTGCAATGTATCTTGACCTGCAACTGTTGGTGCAAATCTAGATGTATCTAATGGAGAAGCTGTTAATGCTGTTAACTGTTGTCCAAAATCTTTTTGTAGATCTTCTACATATTGTGGTGGAAGTGCTTGTGTTTGTTGTACAGCCATTATACTACCTCACTTAACCTTTCTGAAACGCCAAACATTTGTTGTGCTCCACTTTGATTTTCCATATTTTTCATTAAATTTTCCATCCTTTGCGCTCCTAAATCTATATCTCCATTACCCATACCACGTACAGCATCAGCTGTCATTACAAATTCGTTAACACTTAGTCTTGCAGGTACGTCATCTTTTTTTTCGTATTCACCAATATCTACAAAACCACCTGTGTTTCTATAATCTTTTTCCATACCTCCGAGGTCCATGATTCCACCTTCGGATCTATTAATTCTACCACCGTAGGCATTTGGTTTTCCATATTTTTCATAAAAATCTACTTCAGATATAGTAGACATACTTCCTGTCATTGGATCTATGATCTCAAAAAAAGCTTCGTTTCTTCTGCCACTGTCTTCTTTAGAATAATAGTTTTTAATAATTGGTTGACCACCGTATAATTTTATGCCTTGACCTGCATCAATAAAATTATCTAAATCAATTGTTGAAATAGATTGTTGTGCTTGTCTTTGTTGTGGTGTTGGTCCTGCTAAAAGACCTTGGTTAAATCCTATTCTACCACCCATGGCCATGTTAGCTACATCTTTAGATGCTTGTGTTCCTAAGAAAGGATATTTAGTTCTTAACGCTTCTAGTTTTTTACCACTAGGATCTTTCATAGCTTCAATAACTTCTGTTCTAATACTTAATATACCACTTGGTATTTCACTATCTAAACCTGAACCTCTTTCTACATCTGTTAAAACATCATCTACACTTGTAGCTGCTGTGTAAGCACCGGCTGCTGCTGATAAACCAAGAATACCTAACAATGCGTTAGTATTCATATTTTCTGATTTAAGTAATTTTTTAAAACTAAATGGTGATTTTTCTTTTGTAAAATCTTTTACTTCACTTCGGTTAGCAAGAATATCATCTGATGTAATTTCTCCACCTCTACTTATAACACCAGTAGTATCTGCATTCAGTTCACCCATATCTGAAATTTTATTAATATTAGAAGATTTAGGAAAAAATCTCTCTGACAAATTAGTAATGTTATAATCTCCACCAAAAGGTTGAGTAGTAAACATTCCACTTTGAGGTCCCATATCTCTAAGTCCAGATACTCCAGGAGATAATGTACCTATTCCATAAGTCATAGCTCCTGATTTAAGAGCATCTCCAAATTTTCCTGTTCTATCATATTTTCCTAATCCTGCAGCTAAAGCTGCAGGTAATGCAAATTGTGGTGCTACTGCTGCAACAACTGGTGCAGCGACTTCAGCAGCTTTTGCTAATTCATTTGGTATTAATTTTCTTATAAAACTTCCTATACCATATTGTTTTCTTCCGTCTCTACCCATGATACCACCATAGGCTGCTCTCTCACGCATCTGTTCAATAGCTTTTTTTAATTCATCTATACTAACTGGATCACGATTAAATTTTTCTCTAAATAATTCTAATAATTTTGGCAACATTTCTATTTCTATTTCAGGTGTATCTGTACCAGCCATCTTTCTGTTAGGTAATACTGGTCCTTCTGGTTTAGGACCAAAAGGATTAACTGGATCTTCTGGACTTGGTAATATAGGACCTTTAGATTGATCACCCATAATTGATATTGCAAATTCTTCAAAAGACATAGGAGGAAAACCTGGTTTTTGTTCTTCTAAATCATAAAGATATTGTTCATATTGTTCTCTTAATAAATCGAGATCAGCCATTTTTTCCATCTCTTGTGGAGATTTAGGACCTTCTTCACCTCTATACTTAATAGATGGTGCGTTTGTTACTAATTCTTCGGATATGTTAATGTCTGTTATTGCCATAATTGCCTTATTTTATAGAGTTTCTCATACTACTGTGTTTTTCCAAACAAATCAAGAGGTGGCATGATAACTCTGACATCTCTTTGAACGTCTTCTTCAGGTATATTTGCAGCTTTTAAGGCTTCTTCAGTCTCATAGACTTCTCCTGTTTTCTTGTTTTTAATTGTAGTTATTATCTTTTCTGGTGTTAGTTCTATCATTATGTTGTTACCTCTTTCTTGATGTTTAAGTAGCTTACTGCAAAATCAAATGAATCTGCAGTGCTAGATTGGATTGTTAGTGTAGTTCCACCAACAACTATTAACGGTTGGGTTAATAATTCTGTTGTAACGTTTGCTGACAAAGCAGCTGATTTAATAGTTGTAATAGAATTGTTTGTTACTGTTACGCTAGGTGTGCCAGCTGATGTAACTAAAATAGATTTAATTAAATATGTTTCACTAACTAAAGGATTACCAGTGCCAAAAACATTTAAAGCACTTCCTGTTGTATTATTATCTATTCCTACAAATTTATATTCGTTTACTACTGCCATTAATCTAAAAAGAAACTTCTAGCTTCTATCTCCTGTTTTAATTCTTCTTGAAACGTACTATTTAATTTTTCTAATACAGCATCTAAATCTCTTACTAAAGATTGTGCCACATCTTGTTCATACTCTGGACTTGCTCTAGTTAATGATTGTACTATTTTTGCCATTATGTATATAACCTACTTATCATGTTAGCTATTGCCTGATCTTGAATTAAACGTTCAACCCCTTTTGCTTGTGTAGAATCAGCAGATAATTTAAATCTATTTATAAAAGGTATTATTTCTTGTTCAGTATCTACATCTTCAACTTCGTTTAAATTATTTGACATGTTGGATGTATATAAATTCATAATGCCTTCATTATTATTATTACCGTTATCTCTATCAGGAAGATCAGGTGCTACTGTTGTAGGTCCTAAACCTAATAAGTTTCTAGCTTGATCAGTTTGAAATAATGTTTTACCTATATTATAAATTTGTGCACCCGGAAGAAAATTTAATAAACCCATAGCTTTTCTTTGAGCGTTATAATTATCAAAACCACTTGTAATAGTATCTGGTCTTTGATTGTATGGTGTAAAATCTGCTTGTATTATATCTCCTGTGTCTCCAAAATGTGACATGTCAACGTTAGTTGCTGGTCCATCTCCTCTATCTCCTGGACTATTACTTCTATCCCCACCTGCAGTCGTGCCTCCGCCGTAAGCATCATCACCACGATATCCAGGTCTTGAACCATCTAAAGTTTTAGCAACTCTTTGACCCATTGCATACATCTGTCTAGCTTGTTGTAATCTTGTAATAGACATTATCGTCTTCCTCCAGTTTGTATATCTAATCTAAAAGTACCTAACTTCCAACTAGTATCTACTGCAGTATTGGATATGGTAAGAGCAATAGCTCTAGCTCTTGCACGTGTATCTACTTTTGTTGTAGCAGAGGTAACAGTAAAAGGTCCTAGTGATGAACTTGCTGATGAATTATTAGGATAATTTCTAAGGTCTAATTGTATAATAGTATTACCTTGCTGTGCAATAAAGTCAGGAATAATTCTACTAACTCTCATAATGTTTTCTCCATCACCTCTAAGGTCAGCCATGTTTGTAGCAGCTCCTCTAATAACTTTTTGTGTAATATCATAATCTCCAGAAGTAATATTAGCAGGTATTGCAGTTGTAGATGCTCCTGCTTCTACTTGATTAACTCCTGTTTCATGTTCAAAATAAATTGTAACTCCCTCTGTATTTCCTTCAACATCAAAAGACGCATCATCACCTGCATCATATTTAGTTCCATGAGGTAAACCAAACACAGCTGAATCTTCCCATGCGCTTCTTATAAAAAGAGTACTATCGTTTGTAAACCAAATAGGTCTTTTAGCTGTTGAATCTAAATAACTATATGTAACAGCTCTATTATTAACATTAGATGTAGACGTTGGATAAAACCAAGTTATTTCTCCAAACAAGTTATTAATACCACAATAAATTAATTGACTAGATGTTGTGTTAATGTCATCGTAAACATAATCTTCTACTAAACAGTCCATAGATTCTAGTTTACCAGTATATCTAAAGAAACCATTTTCTGACATCCAGTACGCAGCACCATCAACTTCTACAGCTGCATTCATACCAATCAATCCACAGTTAGTTCCGACTTGTTCAAAGGCAAAAGTAAAAGGTTGACCTACAAAACGCATAGTAAATAAAGATGTATCCGACCAAATGTATATTGCATTTCTACCTAATGTTGCACCCATGATCCGTGATCCGGCGGCCAGTCTTTGTGTACCAGCATTATTGGTTGCTGTAGGTGTGTAGTCGTTAATATTTTCTTGAGAAGAAAATCTTATAAACATATCGTCTTGTGATGATTTATCACCAATAGTAGTTTCTGTACCAAAGAATACTAAGTGACGATCGGGTGTAGATACAATCATATCACGTGACGCTGTTGGTGCACCTGTAATAATTGTAGCTCTTTGTGACGTAGCATTAGATGCATCACCATCCCATTCAAAACATTCTCCGTTATGTATTAAAGCAATAAGAGTCGTACCTAAATTATCTAAAGACCATAAACCTGGATCTGTAACAGAGTCAGTATTTGCTGCTGGTGAACCCCAACCAGTCCATGCTGTGGTATTAGTAACCGTAGCACCATTTAAGTGAGTAGTGGCTGTCGTACCTCTTGCTGCTCTTCCAATGCCAGTTAATTTATTACCTGTAATTCCTGTGTAAGATATTTCTTCAGTGCCTATTTGTACATGGTTGGTACCTGATGTAGGAAAACCAGTTACAGATGTTAAAGTAATTTCCGTAGCTGATCCATTATTACCACCAGATGTACTACCTATAGCTCCGTCCAAAGTGCTAGTTGCAGTTCCTAAAACGCTACCAGCCCACAAACCAATACCCCAACCAAACGCTCCAACCTGTTCTGCTGGTCCTACGTGGTAATATTGATAATAAGTAATACCACCAGAAGTAGTTGCACCGCTACCTGTTTCGTTTGATGACATTGTAATTGTTATTTCTGTAGCAGAAACAATACTAGTCACCATAAATTTTTTATCTGCAAAATCAGAAGCACTAAAATTAGAATTAGTTATTGTTGAAAAAGTAGTTGCATCACCAAATAAAATTATATCTCCAGCAGAAAAACCATGAGAACCAGGAAAAGTTATAGTTACGGTCGGTGATCCGTTAGTCGTACTAAATGCGTTAGTGATTGCTGTACCTGATGGATTAACTAAAGGATGAATGTCATAGAATACACCACCTGAATATACATATAAAATTCTGTTAGTTCCTATAGCTGCAAATTTAGTAGAAGCTGTGTTGACAAAATGATGTAGACCCCTGGCTGCACCAGTTAATTTATTAACACCTAGTTGATTCCAACCACCTATTTTTTCAGGAGTACCATATCTAAAACGTACATTCTCTCCGCCTGTCCATTGAGACTCAGCACCAGTAGATGTAACTTGTTTATTGAATCCAGGTAAAAAACCTAATTTTTGTAACATATGACTCCATTATAATACTATTTAGCAAATGATGGTAGACCCAACATAGGTCGTCCATCAAATCTGTTTTTTTCAGCAAATGGGCCATTCACATGGTTATAATGTAGAAATACTTGACCGCAAATGTCACCCTCAAAAGGCTCTCGCCAATGTTCGAGTTCACATCCACTATATACTAGCATATCTCCTACTTCAAGCAAGACTTTAGTACCTTTAGGTGCATCTGGTTTTACCACGGTTGTTGTTTCATAACCTGATAAAATGCTATCTGCTCCTGTTCCATCTATAAATATAGGCCACGGATCTCCACCTAAATTTATTGTAGTAGATATCTCACAACTAGGTCTGTCTTTATGTCTTTTTAATTCATCACCTTTTTTGTAAGCTCTTGCGTAGGAATAAGTAGGACATAGATTTAGACCAGTTTCTTTTTGCATTCTAGGTAATACTTTCACTAATAAAGTTTCCATTACTGGATCTGCGTAATGAGAATAAGTGCCTGGTATTTGACTGTCTCCTCTATCTCCGTATAAACCAGTTGGGTAGATAATATTATTATCATACATAAATAAGGCAGCATCTCTTTTTAAAAGAAAATAATTAAATATAAAATTAGCTAGCTCATACGATAAAGCTTTTTTTATTACTTGGTATTTATCAAACATTAAAACCTTCCTGTATAAAATTAAACGAAACAGATATCCTTATATCATCTGATTTATTAGGTTCAACTGAATGCCATAGCCATGCAGGAAACATTATAATTCTTCCTGGCATAGGAGCTATGTGACACTCATTCCATAAATGTTGAGGTGTATCTACTTTTTTTCTTACCGGCCTTGTTATATGTGTTCCTGGTCTTGGATCATAGCAAGTTAGATTACCACCGTCTGGATGAGCCTTAACATAATAAACTCCACTAAATAAACTATTAGGATGTAAATGAGGCTTGTTGTAAGACCCATCTTTATAATTTATGTTTGCCCACATATTACCTAATAAAGGTCTTCTTTCCATAAATTCTTCTTTGTATATTTCCATCTGCATTTCAAATAATGCGTTGCATAATTCTTGATACTCAGGTTTTTGATTCATATCTGTTGGAGAATGCCAACCACCTACGTTAGTTAATTTTACGCCTTGATCTTGTTTACTCCAATTAATAATATTATTAGCTAAAGCATCATTATCTATTTTAATATCTTTTGCATAAATTGTAGTTGGAAAAAATTGGTCTTTGATCATTTAAAAGGTGCACCTCCAAACCAAACCACTAAAGATTTTCTTATTCCTTGTGTAACTGGTTTAACTCTATGACGAAGAAAAGAAGCAAAACAAACAGCGTGTCCTTGTTGGATAGGTGCTGTTTTATTTTCTTCTATTAATTCTAAATCTCCTCCTTCAAACTCACTTGGATCATTAAGTAATAAAGTCATTGATATTTTTCTAACAGGTGGCTCGTGTTTACCTACAACATCAGTGTCCATATGCCATTCATAAAAACCACCGGGAGGATATTCTGTATACTGTGCAGATTCTGTTATTCTTATATCTTCAAAACCAAAATGATTGCCATTTGCTTTTTGTATGAAACTATCTAATGTATCATAAAGCTCTGGAAGTTTATCAAAAGGTATCCAAGAAATAGTTGTAACTCTACTTTTAGCATCATCTCTTTTTTCACCACTTCCCATTCCAATTTTAGCTTTTTCAGGTTGTAAACTTCTTCCTGTATCCATAACTATTTTACATTGTTCAGGAGTTAAAACTGCTTCGTTGCTTTTAATAATCCAACTTTTCCACATCGGCTCTAGCACAGGTTTATATTTACGTATCATTTAATTCCTCTACTTTTTAATGAATTATAAAATACATCACAATTTGCTGCTAGCGTTCTTCTAGTTTCAGAACCAGTAAATGGATAAACACAATGTCTCATATCATACGGAAAAATATAAAAATCTCTTTCTTTTATATTAGGTTCATAATCAATGTGTGCAAACATACCATTGGCTGCACCTAGTATTTGTAGTCTACCGTTTTGTGGATTATGCGGCGAAGATAATTCTTCTCCAAATGATTCAGGTAATTTTAAAATCATAACAGAAGATAAACCTGTTTGTATATCTCCTGAGTGAACATGTACAGGATTGTATTCATGTTCTTTCATTTCATTTACCCAAATAGATCTTAGTTCCATTTTACATTCTTTTGTTTTATTTACTTCTAAATATTTTTCGTAACATTTTTTAAACCAAACTAAAACATCTCTAGGTAAAAAACTATGCTTTTTCATATGTGTTTCATTTACACCAGAATAAAATAAACTATGTTCGTTTTTTATTTTACCAACTAGTTGAGCACTGGCACTAGGTAAACTTTTAAATTTAGTTTCATAAATATGATTGATAACATGAAATACATCAACAGGCACTTGCACTTTTATAATTGATTGGCCTAAATATATAAACTCATGTTTCATCTAAATCTATTTCTTTATAATTTTTTGCTGCATCTAGTATAGTTTTATTTTCTTCATTTTTCAATACTTCAATAGGAAATTCATCATAGCCTAATTCTATGCCAGCTAAATATCTATTGTTACCATATAGAACTTTATATTTATCATTATCTTTTACCACTAGTAAAGGGTTTATTATAGAACCCGTTTTTTCTATATGGTTTTTTACTTTTTTATAAAGCTCTGTCTTTTTTTGTTCACTCGGGTTTCGCTCTAAGTGTAGACTCCGAAGATAAAGCTTCTCTTTTTTTACTTTCAAGTTGTGCCTTTTGTTCTTTCTGTACTCGTTCAATTGTTTGCAATTGACCTAATACATTGAATACTTCTGGTTGGCTAGATTGTGGACTTAATGTATCTTTTCTATTTATCATTATTTGATGATAAGCTTCTAATTGATGTGTGTTAACATTTTCTTTATCAAAAGTACCATCATCAACTTCTGCTTTAAGTTTAGACCAAAGTTTTATTTCTCTCATTCTATCTCTAGCAACTAATTGCATGTTAGCTTTAGTATAGTTTCTTTCATCTAAATCTATTTTCCATTTTTCTACTTTGTATTCGTCTACGCAGTTTCTACCTTCATTTTCTTCTTTGTATATTTTGTTTTTTAACCATTTAATTGTAGCTTCATTTCTTCTATACTCAAAAGATAGTTTCATCATTTGTTCTAGATAAACATTTTGTTCTCTAACACATTGCCAATATTTTGAAGCATTGTTTGGATATCTAAGATCATTTAAAACAGAAAACCTCATTTCAGTTTCAGTTCTAAATATTTGTTTCTTAGTCCATGTATCTCTAAGCTCGTTTGTTAATTCTTTAAATGCATGAACTTCATTAGGATCTAAAAACTCATAAAATTTTTCAGTTTCTTGATCTACTATTTTTTGTATGTCTCTTTTTTCTGTCATTATATTACCTTTCAAATAGTAATATATATAGTCTTACAATAAAGTCAATGATTAAGCTGGAGATACAGTAACTGTTGCTGCACCATATAGATAGTTTTGCATACCAGTCCAACCTTCGTCTCCTGGAGAAGTTATACTTGGCGCACCACCACCTGCATACCACGCAGCAGTACCTGAAGGACCACTACCATTACTTCCTGCTTGTTCTTGTCCAACCGGCATTGTATTTCCTGCAGTCCAAGAAGTGCCATCCCATATTTCAGTAGTTGTATTTGGTGCTCCACCATAACTTACTATAGAGTTTGTACTAGCACAAGAATTTCCAGAATTTGCTCTTCCAGCTACAGTCGTTGGATTTTTTGCAGTCCAAGAACTACCGTCCCATAAATAACATGTTGAATAAGAAGTGTATCCACCACTGTATGATCTACCAGCCCAAGCTAAAACATCACTATTGCTTTTACCAGCAGCTGAAATCCATAAACGTTCTACATAAGGACTAGATGTTCCTACTGTCCAAGAACTACCATTATAAGATTCTACTTGAGTTGTAATACTAACACTTTGTTGTCCAGCAATTGCTAAAGCAGATGTAGAAGTTCCTGCTCCACCAATATTATCTCTGGCACTATTTAAACTTGGAGTATTAGTCCAATTAGATCCATTCCAAGACTCTGAAGCAGTTGTATAAGGGTCTAGATAACCTCCGAATATTAAAGCTGCAGTAGAACTAGTCCCTGCACTTCCTAAACCTCTTCTTGTAGAATTAATATTATTACCTGTAGTCCACGTTGAACCGTCATAAGTTTCTGTAGCATTTTGATTAGTTTGAGCTCCTGGAGGTTGTAAAGTTATTCCTCCGGCAACAACACCTGCTGTTGAACCAACTCCAGCTGATCCTACCATTTTTCTACCATTGTTCATAGTAGCACTTCCGGTAGCCCACACTCCGTTATAAAAAACATTTCCTTTAACAGTTGCTGCAGTTGAATTGTACCAAAGCTGTCCTGAAACAGCTACAGATGGATCACCTGCAATAGTTTGAATTTTTTGTCCCCAAATTTCTTTATAGCTTGACATATTATGATGCTCCTAACGTTATTGTAGCTGGACCAAATTGATATACTTGTGTTCCAGTCCAACCTTCGTCACCTGGAGAAGTTATACTAGGTGCGCCACCGCCCGCATACCATGCTGCAGTTGATGATGCTCCACTTCCATTACTTCCGGCTTGTGATTGTCCTACAGGCAATGCATTGCCGGCTGTCCATGATGTACCGTCCCATATTTCTGTAGTTGTATCTGGAGATCCACCAAAGTTTAATATTGCATTTGTGCTTGTACAAGCTTTTCCTGAATTTGATCTAGAGGCTACAGTTGTAGGATTTTTTGTAGTCCAAGAACTACCATCCCATAAATAACATGTTTGATAATTAGTATATCCTCCACTGTATGTCATACCACCCCAAGCTAAAACATCGGAGTTACTTTTTCCAGCAGTTCCAATCCATAAATGCTCCACTCCAGGAGTAGATGTTCCTACTGTCCAAGAGCTACCATTATAAGATTCTACTTGTGTTGTAACACTAACACTTTGTTGTCCGGCTACGGCTAAAGCTGATGTATTAGTTCCTGCACCACCAATATTATCTCTAGCGCTATTTAAACTTGGAGTACTAGTCCAATTAGTTCCATCCCAAGATTCTGAGGCAGTTGTATAAGGATCTAAGTAACCTCCAAATATTAAAGCAGATGTACTAGAAGTTCCTGCGCTTCCTAAAGTTCTTCTTGTAGTATTAATATTATTTTTTGTAGTCCAAGTAGTGCCATTAAAAGTTTCTGTTGAGTTTTGATTAGTTTGAGCGCCTGGCGGTTGTAAAGTTATACCTCCAGCCATTACACCATCACTGCCTGATGATCCAGCGTATCCTGAAGTTTTTCTACCATTGTTCATAGTAGCACTAGAAGTTGACCAAACTCCATTATAATAAAGTTCTACTTTTCCAGTAGCGGTTGTTGAATTATACCATACTTGACCCGCATTTTTGTATGTGGGATCTGATGTTAGGTATTTAACTTTACCTCCGAATATGTCTAAATAAGTTGCCACTTATAATTACTCCGTTAATGTTATATCTGATGGTCGTTCTCTATACAAGTCAGACGTTTCATCTTTTCTTGGATCGTCGTCTGGTATAGCATCCCATACAGCTTGTTCATTTGCGACATGCGCATCTACAAGAGCCTGTGCTTCAGATAGAGTTTTTCTTACGCCAGCTACTCCGGCAATCCATCTATTAGCTCTCTGTGAATTTGCATTTACTTTCCACAAACCAGCAGGAAAACTTTTGATTTCTAAATGTGCCGAATCTTCATTCGTTATAAAACCACTCCCCCAGTTTGTTGCTACGCAATATTGATAATTAGCCATAGTTTTGTCCTCCTTAAGTTGTTGTTAATGTTTTTGTTTCTCGTGATCCTATTCCAGTTAATTCTTCTGTTGAATTTGTTCTCGCAGATGGTGAAGTTTTTCCACCAGAAACTAATGCCGCAGTTCGCGATCCTGTGCCTCCGCCAGCAAGATTTGATCTAGCTGTAGATAGTGATGTTGTAGCAGACCACGAAGTACCATCCCATTTTTCACACGTTGAAACATAAACTGGTGGTGAAGTACTTCCACCAAAAAACACGGCTGTTGAAGTAGGTCCTGATGCACTTGCTCCCCCGTATTTTCTAGCAGTATTTACCGGATTTAAAGCACTCCAAGATGTTCCATTGTAAGCTTGAGTATTAGCAATATAAGTTGATGGACTTGCTTGCCCACCTGAAATTTGTAGTCCGTCTGCCGATGATCCAACAGAAGCAGCAAAAGATGTGGCAGTTGCTAAAGCTCCACCTGCTGTCCAACTAGAACCATCATATTCATTAGTTGTAGTTACATTTGTATTACCATCTGGAGATCCTCCTGCTATAAATAAAGCAGTTTGAGGTCCTGTTCCAGTTCGATAATAAATACTCGATCCTATGCTCGGAGCACTTGCCCAAGCTGATCCATTATATTCTTCCGTCAATTGACCATTTCCTCCTCTTTGACCTGCTGCAATAGCAGATGTTTGAGTTCCTCCTGAAGCTGCAACTGTTCTAGCATCATTCATAGTAGCTGGAAGATTTGTCCAACTAGAACCATCATATGATTCTGTTGTATTTAAAGCAGAAGAACCATCGCTACCGCCAAAGTATAAAGCAGCCGTTTGTGGACCACCTCCTCCGCCATCAGATTTTGATGCATTTAAATTTCCACCACTAGCCCAAACGTCAGTTGTTGAAAGTCCTTCTAATTTAAAAGAACCAGCAGAGCTATCGTACCAAATTTGGCCTTCGATTGTTCCTGTGTTTGATGATTGGCTTTTAACAGCCTCTCCAAAAATTGATCTATATTCAGACATTAGTTAGTCTGCAACAACCATCCTTGAGTAGCATCTACATAGACCAGTGTGTTCGCCGCTCTTTCTGTAGACACAGTCAAATCTGCTGTTGCCCCCTGTATTTTATGGCCATTTCTTGCAATGGTTAAATTGTTAGTATCGAACGTACCAGCATAGTCAACAAATGAAATGAAGTCACCAATTGTAGCTGATCCTGGAAGTGTTAAAGTAATTGCATTTGATGTAGTGTTAAGAAAATATCCTTCTCCTGCAGTTGCTGCTTTACTAGCTGCTGTAACAACAGCTTGCCAAGAAGCGCCACCGGCTACATCTGTAAAAGATAAATTACCTGATCCATCAGTTGTCATAACTTGATCAGCGTTTCCATCGTTAGCTGGTAAAGTTAAAGTTACATTTGAAGCCACAGTTGCTGGTGCTTGTAATGCTACATACTCTCCGCCTGTTGAATCTAATAATCTTAAATCTCCTTGAGCAGCAATTGATAAATTACTACCATCCCAAGTTAAATTAGCAGAACCACCAAATGCTCCTGAGTTATTAAATTGAACTTGTGTGTTTGATCCACCTGGAGATGTTGCTGCACCAAAACCAACATCATAAACTCCTGTGTTAGTTGATACACCATCAAAATATACTAGCTTCCAACCTTTATCATCAGTAGCCCAAGTAACTGTTGCACCTGAACCTGTAGCTGCTTTTAATTGTACTGTGTAAGCACCTGATGTGCTGTTTTTTATTAAATAAAAATTTTCTGTAAGAACTGGGAAAGTTACAATTTTATTCCCTGAAATTGCTTCTGGAGATTCTGCACCAAAAATAATAACTCTAGTTGCAACCGTAGCACCTGTAGCACCATCTGCTTTACCTAAAGTTGTTGTATTAGCCCCTGCTCCACCAGCATTTAAAGTTTGTACTTTATAGCCACCAGAAATCTGTTCAAATATTTGTAAATTTGTATTAGTTTTTGTTCCCCATGTACCCGCGTTTTCACCGGTTACCATTAACTCTACGCCGAGAGGTGTATATGATGATGCCATTGTTTATTCTCCTAATTGTTGTTATTTATACTTGTTATATAGTTTTAAGTCAAACATAATTATGCAGGTGTTTTATCTACATAAGTAGCCCCAGTATAAGGAGATTTATCTCCATAATATTTAAGTATTAATTTAGCGTCATTTAAAGTCGTTGTAGCAGTTAGTCCTAATCCTGCTAAATTTGCATTAGTTTGTTGGACTGTAGTTAAAGTTCCTAAAGTGCTTGTGGCTGCAAGTCCTGGTAAACTAGCAGCAGTATTGTTATTAACAGTTATTGATCCTACAGATGAAGTAGCAGTCAATCCAGTTGGTTGAATTAATGGAGCAGATGTAATCGCTAATGTTCCTATTGCTGTAGATGCACTTAATCCAGTCACACCCATTACACTTGCAGGAGATAATGATCCTACTGCAGATGTTGCAGACAATGCTGGCATACCAACTATTTGTGCTGCAGCTGTTACTTGACCTACAGAAGAGGTTGCAGATAAACCTGATAAAGTAATTGTAGCATCTGATTTAACTGATAATGAACCAAGTGTTGACGTAGCACTTAATCCTGTTAGACCCATTAATTGATCTGGAAGAGTTATAGATCCAACTGAAGATGTTGCAGATAAACCGGTTAATGTAAACTGTGCAGCTTCTACAGAACCCCAACCATTAATACCCCAAGATAATGTACCCCAACCTGGCTTAACTGCAGGAGTTAATTCTCCTACTGCTGCAGTTGCAGATAAACCTGTTAACGTAACATTGATAGCGGACTCACCCCAGTTTTCAGCACCCCAAGTATCACTACCCCAACCAGTTTCTGGAAATGTTTCTACTGAACCAACTGTAGAAGTTGCAGATAAACCAGTGAGAGATATAACAACATCATCTTGACTACTCCAAGAATTATTACCCCATTTCAGCATACCCCAAGTATCAGCAGACACTGTGTTTGCAGCCCCACCCATACCAGAATGAAGAGAACAATAATAATAAAGTTGTGGTGCTCCAGAAGCTACAGCTATTGTAACTTGAGTAGAACTATTATGTGTTACTCCTGTAGTATACTCCACGCCGCCTGAGTGTGTACCATCTGAAGTAGTTGAAAATTTAAAAGGATGACCAGAAGGATAATTAAATACATAAGTATAACCTTCTGCAAGATTTACG